TGAAACTGTTTCATGATGTAATGCCTTTCGTTGTGTATCGGCTTGGCACAATGCCTTACTCGATACCTCTATTATACCAAATGGGCTACTATGGCTAGTAGCGTTTAGCCTATTCTGACCCCACTATCCCCCCACCAAGCCAACTATGCCGAGCCATGCCCACTGCGCCCATACACTGTTTCGCTGGCGCAAACCAAAAAATGTCAAAATTTTGTAAAAAAATTAAGGAGTTACGTGTCAAAAGTGCATGAAACTTTAATAAAAACAAAGCGCCAAATGGTACCTAAAGGTACCAAAAGGGAACCTAAGAAAAGTTTCCCGAACGGGAAGAATGTAAGAAAAAGTGTAATAAATTACACAAAAATTCCCGAACGGGAAATGTTGCACTGCACCATAATGTTTCGTATAATATACAAACCGGGGGTAAACCCTAACAACCTAAAGGAAACAATATGTATACCGAATTTGAAAAACAGTACAAAGAAGCAATTGAGAAGTTTGAAGTTATCACCAGCCAGACTAAACAGGCTTATGAGTTTTGGTACAACTGCGTACTAGATACTTGGAAAGACTTGTATAGCGGCAAAAAGTCTAAGTAAAATACGCGAGGGGGTAGTCAAGCCGACGTAGAAGGATGTTATGTGTATATTTTTTCGGCTTTCCTATACACGTATGCGCTAACCTGTATACAAAACGACTAAATTCTTACCCCCACAAATAAAAAAACCCCCGGGCGTTTTAAGTCCGGGGGTTAACCTCACACCGATGGCACAACGAAAGGAGAAGTAAAACCACCGGTAGATGAAGTATACCCAAAAAACAAAAATAGTAGTACAATCAAACCCAATCGTGAACCCATCCACGCAACCAAAGGGATACAGACTTGCTACTAGACCATCTAGTTTCAGCAAAAGCAGCCGACTACGCTCCGGAAACACTACCGGACGAGACCCTTTTCGTCCCCATTAAAGACGCCAGCGTAAAAGAAACTATCGACGCTCAAGTAAACACGGCGGATTGGCTTAAAAGCATTACCGATGAAGACGACGAGCTACTAGACAGAGCCCAAGAACAACGAGTAGGCGAAGCCTTTGGCGCATTAATCACGCAAAACCCTGATGCAAAAGAGAAATTTTTAGAATTAGAACTGCCTGAAGAAGTAAAAAGCGCCGTATCTATGGTAACGGCCTATCAATGGAAGTTTGTAGAACAAGCCCAAGAGCTACGTAGTATGAGCGTAGCCAAGATAGTAAAAGAAACCGAACACCCAGATGCTCGGATAAGGTTAAAGGCGTTGGAGTTGCTGGGTAAAGTGACAGAAGTCGCCTTGTTTACCGACCGGGTAGAAGTTAAAAAGACTGAAATGAGCGACGCGGACCTAGAAGCGCAGATTAAGAAAAAGCTAGAAAGATACATGGGCGTAGTAGACGTGGCCGAGGTTGAAGAAATTGAAGTAGTAGAAAAAGTCATTAAAGCCAAGGGCCAAGACAGAGAATGAGTTTAGATTTTTTAACTCCAGAAGAAGCCATGGCCGCTAAAAAAGCGCTCAAGGATATGACAACGGAAGAAAAGATTGCGTTTTTAGAAGAGCTTGATGAGAAAGACAGACGCCACAAACTAAAGACCGCCCAGAACAATCCTATAGATTTTGCTAAATACGTGTACCCCGGTTTTAAAGTGGGGCCTCATCATAAAAAGCTGGCTAGAATATTTGAAGATGTTATTGCAGGTAAGAAAAAAAGAGTCATCATCAACATTGCACCAAGGATGGGCAAATCAGAATTTAGCAGTTACTTGTTTCCGGCATACTTTCTAGGTAAATACCCTGATAAAAAAATCATTATGGCAACGCACACTGCGGGTTTGTCAGAAGATTTTGGACGACGGGTACGAAACTTAATTGAAAGCGAAGAATATCATGAAGTATTTCCTAGCACTCTTGTCGCTGATGACCAAAAAGCAGCAGGAAAATGGTCTACTGGCGCTGGTGGTCAGTACTATGCTGTTGGTGTCGGAGGCGCTCTCGCCGGTCGAGGCGCTGATTTGTTTGTTATTGACGACCCTCATTCTGAACAAGATATAAAAGCTAACAGCCGGGCTACGTTTGATAATGCGTGGTCTTGGTTTCAAACTGGACCGCTACAGCGTTTAATGCCGGGGGGTGCGATCATAGTCATTATGACTAGGTGGAGTTTGGTCGATCTAACAGGTCGGTTGGTGAACTTCACTATGCAGAACCCAGAAGCAGAACCTTGGGAAATAGTAGAGTTACCGGCAATCATGCCTAACGGCAAAAGTTTGTGGCCAGAGCAATGGCCTCTAGAACAGCTAGAAGCAAAGCGTCTTCAGATGGACCCACGGTATTGGAACGCCCAGTACATGCAAAACCCCACAGGAGATACCAGCGCTTTAATAAAACGAAGCGACTGGAGAATCTGGGAAGCGGAAGACCCGCCAACGGTAGAGTATGTGATTCAGAGCTGGGATACGGCGTTTGAAACAAAAACCACATCTGACTACAGCGCATGCACAACATGGGGTGTTTGGTATAACGAGGAAGAAAATAACGCTCCGCAGCTTATACTGCTCGATGCTTTCAAAGACCGGATGACATTCCCAGAGCTAAAAGCCACAGCGCTTAAACACTACAACGAGTGGAAGCCAGACGCGTTCATTGTGGAGAAAAAGGCTAGTGGAGGACCGTTAATTCAAGAACTTAGACGCATGGGTATACCTGTACAAGAAACAAACCCATCTAGGGGCAACGATAAGATTGCCCGCGTAAACGCCATAACGGACTTGTTTGCCTCCGGGATTGTATGGGCTCCAGATAGGCGGTGGGCCAAAGACGTGATAGAAGAAGTAGCCGCGTTTCCTGTTGGTGAGCACGATGACTATGTGGATACGGTATCACAAGCACTAATGCGGTATAGAAATGGCGGTTTTGTTAGTTTAGACAGCGATGAGCGTGACGAGCCATCATATTTGTACCGCCGTAGGGCGGCGTATTATTAAAAAGGAGAAGTAGAAAGATGCTAAATAACTTTTTTTGGATATATCCGGGCGTTATTGCTAGCCCTTTGTGTGATTACATGGTCAAATCTGCGCCGTGGCAGGATAAATACGCAGCAGAGTTATCGAAAGATAATGAAAACTTGTTTACCGACGATGAAATAAGAAAGACTGAGGTTACTTTTACCTCTCCCTACACACCGCTGGGCTGCATGATGCAGACTTACACCACACTTGCTAACAAAGAAGCGGGTTGGAACTTTGATATAACGCAATTTGAAAAGATTCAGTTAGGCAAATATACAGAACAGGGGCATTATGATTGGCATATTGACAGTTTTGTTCCCGATAAACACAATATTCAGCGTAAACTATCAGCTGTAGCGTTTTTAAGTGACCCAAACACCTATGAAGGCGGCGTATTTGAATTTAAAATAGCACCAATACCGGAGAAAATGCCAAAAGGTACAATTATTGTCTTTCCTTCGGTCTTGGAACACAGAGTAACATCCGTAGATGACGGTGTACGATACACGGCAGCGAGCTGGGCTTCAGGTCCAGCTTTTAGATAGGACAAATTATGGCAATAGATAAGGGTTTATACCAAGCACCTAAAGGTTTAGAAAAATTGACGCAAGGCCAAGCACCTGACATTGAAATTGAGATTGAAGGCGACGATGGGTTTGAGTTAGAGATTCAAGACATGGAAGAAGTCGACGGTAGCGAAGAATTCAACAAGAATTTAGCTGAAGAAATGGACGAAGGCGACATTTCGTCTTTAGCGTCTGAAATATCTGGCGATGTTGATAACGATATTGCTGCTCGCAAAGATTGGGAGCAGATGTACAAAGACGGTATTACCCTACTTGGTTTGAAATTTGAAGAACGAGTAGAACCATGGGATGGCGCTTGTGGTGTATTCCATCCGATGATTACTGAAGCGGTTGTACGTTTCCAAGCAGAAGCAATTATGGAAACTTTTCCAGCTAAAGGCCCGGTTAGGACGCAAATTGTCGGCAAAGAAACCCGCGAAAAAGTAGAAGCAGCGCAACGTGTAGAGATGGACATGAATTACCAGCTCACAGAAAAAATGCCTGAGTTTAGAAACGAGCACGAGCGGATGTTGTGGAATTTGCCAAGCGCAGGTTCAGCATTTAAAAAAGTTTATTTTGACCCAAACATTGGTCGCCAGATTTCTATTTTTATTCCTGCAGAAGATATTATTCTGCCTTACGGCGCTAGTGAAATTGCATCATGCCACCGTGTTACACACCGCATGCGCAAGACTAAACAAGAATTAATTAAATTACAAAAAGCAGGGTTTTATAAAGACGTTGAACTTGGCGAACCACAAAAGTTTCGTACTGAGATTCAAGAGAAAAAAGACAAAGAGACAGGATTCTCTGCATCTTATGATGACCGGTTTGAGTTGTATGAAGCACACATTGACCTAGACTTACCCGGTTTTGAAGACAAAGACGACAGCGGTGAGATGACAGGTATTGCTTTGCCGTATGTTGTAACTATGGTGAGAGGCACAAATGAAATTATTGCAATTCGTAGAAACTGGAAAGAAGAAGACCCTCTTCGCCTTAAACGCCAGCATTTCGTTCATTACCAGTATATCCCCGGATATGGCGCTTATGGTTTTGGTTTGTTTCATCTTATTGGTGGATTTGCTAAATCCGCTACTTCTATTCTCAGACAATTGGTTGATGCGGGTACTCTTTCCAATTTACCGGGTGGACTGAAGTCTAGAGGACTGCGCATTAAAGGTGATGATACTCCAATTGCACCGGGTGAATTTAGAGATGTTGATGTTGGTAGCGGCACAATTCGTGATAACATTCTCCCATTGCCCTACAAAGAACCAAGCGCAGTATTAGCTGGTTTAATGGACAAGATCATTGAAGAAGGTCGTCGCTTTGCAGCAACTTCGGACATGCAGATTTCTGATATGAGCGCTAACGCGCCTGTTGGTACAACGCTTGCAATTCTGGAAAGAACCTTGAAGGTGATGTCTGCCGTTCAAGCTCGAGTCCACTATGCCTTAAGACAAGAACTCAAGCTGCTTGCAGGTATTATCAGAGATTACACTGACGATGACTACAACTACGAACCAGAAAGCGGCGACTTCCAAGTTAAAAAGTCCGATTACAGTCATGTGGACGTGTTGCCTGTATCCGATCCTAATGCGGCCACCCTTTCTCAGAGAGTGGTACAGTACCAAGCCGTTATCCAGTTGGCGCAGAGTGCCCCCCAGATATACAACTTACCCGAACTCCACAGGCAGATGCTTGACGTTCTTGGAATTAAAAACGCCGACAAACTGGTGCCTTTGGAGACCGATCAAAAGCCAAAAGACCCTGTAAGCGAGAACATGAACGCGCTAAAGGGCAAACCGCTCAAAGCGTTTATCTATCAAGATCACGAAGCACATATCAAAGTGCATCAGATGGCAATGCAAGACCCATTAATCCAACAAATGATTGGACAAAACCCACAAGCGCAAGCAATTCAAGGGGCTATGATGGCGCATATTGCCGAACACTTGGGCTACGCATATCGAAACAAGATTGAGCAAGCCATGGGCGCAGCATTACCTGCACCAGACAAAGAGATGCCAGAAGATATGGAAATTCAGATTTCTCAGCTTATTGCAGAAGCGGCACCGCAAGTATTGGCGCAATCTCAATCAGTTGTTGCCCAACAACAGTCTCAACAAAACCAACAAGACCCAGTTATGCAAGCTCAGCTTATTGACCAGCAAGTTAAACAGGGTGAATTGCAACGCAAAGTGGCAAAAGATAAAGCTGATGAACAATTTAGGCAACAAGAATTGGCTCTCAAAGCACAAGAACAGCAAGCCAAGAAAGTTCAGGCAGGAGTGGATGTTGCTACAAACTTTATTGACAAACAGCAACAGCATCAAAACGCTAAGCGCCAGACAGTTACACAAGGCGCATTGAGCTTAGCGCAACTGGCACAACAAGCCAAAGAACATAAAGTGGATACTGCTTTAGATATGTACAAACACCACACACAACCACCCAAAGGAGGTAGCGAAGAGTGATCGACCTACTAACGGCTGATTTCATAGCCGCAATGCGTAACAAGTTGCGCACAGATATGAATAATTACACTGACGATTTGGCAAACGGGCAGTGCACAAGTTTTGAGCAGTACAAAGAGCTCTGCGGCGTGATTCGAGGCCTAGCGTTTGCAGAGCGCCACTTACTTGACCTCGCTGAGCATATACAGAAAGAAGAAAACGATGAGTGATACCATCGCACTACCGTCAGAGGGGCTTATCCTTCCGCCGGGCGTAGTACCAACAAGAGCCAATGCTCCAACTGAAGAAGAGTTGACAGCCATGGATGACGTAGAAAAAGCAACGCAAATGCCTCAACCATCAGGACATAAGATTCTATGTGCTTTGGTAGATGCAACAGATCAATTCGATAGCGGAATTCTTAAAGCGGATGAAACAAAAATGATTGAGGAACTAACGTCCCCGGTTTTGTTTGTTGTTCGTTTAGGTACTTCAGCGTATAAAGATAAAGATCGTTTTCCAGATGGGCCTTGGTGCCGAGAAGGAGATTTTGTTCTTACACGTCCGTATACCGGCACTCGAATTAAAATTCACGGAAAAGAGTTTCGCATTATCAACGATGACCAAGTCGACGGTACTGTGCTCGATCCCCGTGGCATTTCACGCGTTTAACTAAGGAGCTACCATGGCTGACAATTTTAAATTTCCGGATGAAGATGATTCTTTTAACGCAATACCGGAAGAAAAAGAAGAATTACATGTAACAGCAGAAGGTGATGATGAAGCTGAGCTAATCATTGAAGACGACACACCCGAGCGCGACCGCAAGGCACAACCGCTTAATCGTGAAGTAGAAGACCCTTCAGAAGAAGAAATTGAAGGGTACACTAAAGGCGTTCAAGCTAGGATTAAAGAGCTTACTCACGCCCGTCACGATGAACGCCGCGCAAAAGAAGCAGCAGAACGAGAACGCGCAGAAGCTTTAAGGCTAGCACAACAGGCTATTGAAGAAAACAAAAAACTGAAGCAGTACGTTCAGACTGGCGAGACTTCATACCAAGAAATGTTGCATAAAGCCGCTGACAGCGAGATGGATGTTGCCCGTCGTAAACTGAAAGAAGCGCAGGAATCTTATGATACTGACGCCATCATTGAGGCAAACGAAGCTTTGACCACTGCAATGTTTAAGAGAGAGGCTGCGAAAAATTTTAGGCCTACCCCTTTACAAACAGATGAAAAGGATGTAACAATACAACCATCGGTACAAGATATCCCACGACCTGACGAAAAAACCTTGCGCTGGCAAGCCAAAAACCAGTGGTTCGGTAGCCCGGGATATGAAGAAATGACTGCCTTCGCGCTTGGACTGCACCAAAAACTAGTCGCCACGGGTACTGACCCGCGTAGTGAAGAATATTTCGAGCGCATTGATGCTCGCTTAAAGACGGTGTTTCCTGATGTATTTGAGGATTCGACACCTAGCCGTAAGCAAACGGAACCTGCTAAAAAACCAGCAACAGTGGTAGCTTCAGCGTCCCGGACTTCGGGAGCTAAAAAAACCGTCAAGTTAACTTTAACGCAAGCCGCGTTAGCAGATAAACTTGGTATCCCCCGCGAATTGTATGCTCAAGAATTTTTAAAACAGGAGGCCCGCAATGGCTAATAGTCGTACACCACGTGATATTGACACACGCGAAAAAAGTCAAACTCGTGCAGTTTATCAACCTGCAGCAACTTTACCTACCCCAACGCCACAAAATGGCTATATGTTCCATTGGGTAGCTACTCATGTAAATGGGCAAGCTGTTCCAACAAACGTGTCACAAAAGTTCCGTGACGGTTACGAGCCTTGCAAGGCGGCGGACCACCCAGAACTAATGTTGCCGGGAAATGCGGAAGGTAATATTGAAGTGGGCGGACTAATGCTTTGCAAGATTCTTGAAGAAAAGTATCATGCACGAAAAGAGTATTATGAAAAACAGTCTCAAGACCAAATGAACTCGGTGGATAACCATTTCATGCGGAACAATGATGCCCGTATGCCGTTGTTTTCAGAGCGTAAAAGTTCTGTCAGCCGTGGTAGCGGGTTTGGAAATGGATCAAAATAATTTAGGAGGCTTTAAATGGCTACAGTATCCAGTCCTTATGGACTAAAGCCGATCAGCCTGATCGGTGGTCAGTCTTTTACTGGCGGCACAATCCGCGAGTATCAACTGACTTATAACAACACAGCACCAATTTTTAATGGTGATTTAGTAGCACTAGGCACAACCAGCAACACACCCGGCCAACCTACCGTTGTTACAGCAACTCCAACAACTAGTTCTACTGGTATTGCTGGTGTTTGCGTAGGCGTACGCTATCAATTAGCAAGTCAACAATTGGGCTATCCTTTGTATGCTCAGTATTTGCCAGCTAATGCGATCACTGCAGGCTATACAAACGTGTTTATCCGTGTAATCGAAGACCCAGATCAGTTGTATCAAGTACAAGCTGCTGGTTCTGTAACTTATACCTCTATCGGTAAGACTGCTGCTTTAGGCAACTTTACTGGTGGTACAAGTTCTGCCACAGGTAACACAACATCTGGTGATTCAGTAATCAATTTAACCGGCTCTTTGAGCTCTGGTGTATTGACTGTTGCTAACACTAGCGCGCTTGCTGTTAAGATTGTTGACTTGGTTAACTCCAGCTCTACATTCGGCGGCAATTTCCCTTCTAACCCCGGTGATGCGTATACCGACTGTATCGTTAAATTGAATTTTGGCGTACATCAGTATTATCAGTCCGCTGGCACATCTAACTAATAAAGGAGCTATAACATGGCTATTTCACGTTCACAACTCCTAAAAGAGTTACTTCCCGGTCTAAACGCTTTGTTCGGATTAGAATATAAGCGCTATGGCGAAGAGCATAAAGAGCTCTACGAAACTGAAGCTTCCGAGCGTTCATTCGAAGAAGAAACAAAACTGTCTGGTTTCTCGGCTGCTCCAGTCAAGAACGAAGGCGGCGCAATTTCTTACGACAATGCGCAAGAGGCTTTTACAGCTCGCTACTCACACGAAACCATCGCTTTAGGTTTCTCAATCACTGAAGAAGCGATTGAAGATAACTTGTATGACTCATTGTCTGCTCGTTACACTAAAGCATTGGCTCGTGCAATGTCTTACACCAAGCAAGTTAAAGCAGCTTCTGTATTGAATAACGGTTTTAGTTCTAGCTACGTTGGTGGCGACGGACAACCTTTGTTCTCTGCTTCACACCCATTGGTTAACGGCGGCACAAACAGCAACATTCCTCCTACATCAGTTGACTTGAATGAGACTTCTTTGGAAGCCGCTACAATTCAAATCGCTGCTTGGACAGATGAGCGCGGTCTGTTAATTGCTGCTAAGCCACGCAAATTGGTAATCCCACCAGCATTAATGTTCGTTGCTACTCGTTTGTTGGAAACTAACCTCCGTGTTGGTACTAACAACAACGATATCAACGCCATTAAAAACAATGGTACCGTTCCAGAAGGTTATGCAGTTAACCACTTCTTGACCGACACAAACGCATGGTTCTTGTTAACCGACGTTCCAAACGGCTTGAAGCATTTTGAGCGTACCCCATTGCAAAATAGCATGGATGGTGATTTTGACACAGGTAACGTACGTTACAAATCACGTGAGCGTTATAGTTTCGGTTGGAGCGATCCACTCGGAGCTTGGGGCTCTGCAGGTTCATTCTAATCTGAATGTTCCTAATAAAAACCCCGCTCAAAAGGCGGGGTTTTTTTCTTTGTAATGATGGATTCTGTGGCAGTTAGCGCATAGAACAACGCACTTTTCAATTTCTTTATACGCTTTTTTAAACTGCCCGTTACTGACTAAATTACTTACTACGTTTTCTTTTTTAGTGGGGTCTTCATGGTGAAAGTCTAACGCGGCCGGGTGTGAAAAAGCGCATTTTGCACATTTAAGTGTACATTTAAATGCATCCCATTCTTTTTTTAGTTTTTGTCTTCTAGCATTTATTTGTTCTCGACGTTCAGCATATTTTCCTAAGTAGTGCTTGCGACTGTACTCCGCATGCTTGGCTTTTTTTATATTTGCATCTTTATATGGCATCGTCTAACTTATAGGTTTTGATTGGTCCACTACTATTTGCATCGACATTACAGGCCCATTCTACGCCCTCTTCAGCGGTCAAGCCCATTCGTAAACAAACTTCAGCTGCCATACTTCCAGAACCAATAGCCATAAAGGTTCGAATTCTTTCCCATTCAAGGTCATCACCGCAAGAAAATAAACCGTCTTTGGTCAATTTTATAAAAGAACTGTCGGATTTTAACTTAGGTTTGGTTTTGTTCTTTTTGCTTAGGTAGTCAATAACCTTTTCGCAATCGCTCCAATTTCCGGCAACGCCAAGCCATCCACCATCTATAGGAACAATTTTGTCTTCAAAGTATTTAATGCCGGTATCTGAGTCTGTAAATTGACTATCTGCAACTAGCACTTTTCTTCTCCAGTCACCGATAATAGTAGTCATTTGGTAGCCATCATATAAAGACCTACGTTACCCAAAGCATACCCAATATAACAAATTGCCATACCTATGTTTCCTTTGTAGCCTTGTTCAGCAGCTATGTAGGCGTAGATTACACCTGTAACAATGATAAGCCAAGCGCTCATTATATCCCCTTAAATATTTGTTTATTTTACTCAAAAACATGTTGCAAAAACTAAAAATGTAGTAAACTACGGCTATCTGGGTAATTTACTGTACTAG